CTTCACGATTCTGGATTACGGCTGCGGCAAGGGATTGCTGGCAAAGCATTTAGGCGGCGGCATCACGGTCCAGTGCTGTGACCCCGCAATCCCCGCGTTCTCCCGGTTGCCGATAGCGGCTGACATGGTCGTGTGCCTCGACGTGCTTGAGCATATCGAGCCGGACTATCTTGATAATGTTCTCGATCATCTTCAGTCATTGGCTGGCAAGTATCTGTTTATCGCCATATCAAAAAAGGTGGCGGGCCGCTCACTGCGCGATGGGCGCAACGCGCATTTGATTATCAAGGATGACCGATGGTGGCTGAAGAAATTCGAGGACAGAAGCTGTGTGCTAGAGTCTGTTTTTGCCAGCAAGCTACCGGAGTTTGTGGCGCTGTTTAGGTCGAGGCGATGATGGACAAGCCAAGCTACACGCAACCACCGTTGCAAGAGCCACGCGAATGGGGAGCCTTTCTTAATATCCTGCATGATGAAGGCGTCATGTCCTATCTGGAAATAGGCTCCATGTACGGGCGCTCGCTGTGGACCGTAGCCAAAACTCTGCCCAAGGGATCTCGTCTTGTCGCGATCGATAACATGGTTGACCGGCAAGACGCGCGCGATAGCCTAGAGCAATGCATCGCAGAACTTATCGCGCTCGGTTATGACGCGCATTTCATTTACGGTGACAGCATCGAACCGGAAATAATCCTCAGAGCGGCGGCGCTCGGTCCCTATGATGCGCTGTTCATCGACGGTAATCATTCGCCGGAATACGTCCTATCAGATTGGAAGAATTACGGGCCTATGGCGAAGGTCGTCGGCTTCCACGATATCGCTTGGAATAACACATGGGTCAGTGCGCGAAACAATACGCCGCCAGCCGATGGTTCCACGATGGGCGCTCCGGAAATCTGGAAAGCGGTAAAACGAAACCGCCGCTATAAGGAATTCAAATTGTATGCTCCCGGCAATTATTACGGCATCGGTGTCATATGGAATGAATGACGCCAGCGCCGCTCCCTAGTGGCAAGGGGACGGGAAACGGGTGGCAGAGTGATCTGCCGCCCGTTTTTATTTTGATGAAGTCGGAGAAGGGTAGGTGTTTGCAATACCTGAAGGTGGGTATCCTACTTGGCCTTATGCTTATCCCTCACGGGCCTTCTCCAATAAAGTCCCTGCACCGGGTGTGTGGCGATTCGGGAGCCTTTGGAGGCGTCTAGAATCCCCGGTGCAGGGTAGTGAGGTTATATCTACCTCACTATCTCAGCGCCATATTACTGGCGATCCATAACGGAAAAAAGATCAATGCGAATACATAACTGACGCCAAGCCACAAGGCCGTAAAGGCGGCGGCGGTTCGCAAATCCCTCATTATTTTAGCGCGCATTAGAAAATAAACCTTTCGGATATTTGGCAAGGCGTCGATCAGCCCAATCGGTCATGGTCCACGCGGTATGCATCCACATGGCTGAGCGGTAGGCGGCGTCTTGCGGCTGGAATTTGAATGTCGTCAGCATGTAGAAGCAAAGACCGGCCCCGGTGAGATAGCAGAGGCCAAATCCGAAAATGAACGCCAGCACCGTTCGATCTTTCATCGGCTTGAACATGATTGTTCACACAAACATGAAGATCAGCACACCTATGACTCCAGCCAACGTACAGGCCAGCATTATGAACGGACCACTGTATTCATCTTGAGTTTGCACGGGATGCCCCCTGTTAAATTACCCGGCGCGGATGCCACACACCGCGCCGGGTATTGCCTTTATGCCGCCTGCGGTTCAGCAGACTGCTGTTTCTTGCGACGACGCAACAGAGCGCCGAGGCCAGCAAGCCCGCCACCAAACATCCACACCGCCGCAGGAAGCGGAGTTGCCTCCACGCCTGAAACGGTGATGCCGCTATTCGCCTGACCAAGCCCATCCGTGAGGATGGTGTAGTGCGCGGTCAGTGAATAAGGTCCGTCGCCAACATCGAATTGGTCGTTGAAGTTGGAGGCGAACACGGTGGGGATGACGCCGCCGACAAAGGTGTCGGTGGCGAGTTGCGTTCCTGCGAACATCTGATTGGTCGTGCTCACGAGACTTTCGAGCGTGACCGACCATCCATTCGACAGGGCGACGTTGGTGAAGCCAGAGAAGAAATCGACCAGTTGAATTGGGCTGGTGAGATCATTCGCTGTGATCCACACTTGCAAGGTGTGCGCAGTTGTAGTCGTGGTTTGCACATCAAGCGTATTACTCGTCAACAGGATCGGAGCAGACGTAGTGGGTGTCGTGCTGCCGGTGATGTTGACGATATTGAAGTTACCAAATGAAGCATTGGTAGCGTTGAAGGTCGATTGACCCGGCGCTCCCAAGAACGTTTGGGTAAACGCACCACTATCCTGATCAAGCATCAGGTTCATGGTGCCAGCCATCGCGCTGACCGACATGGCCAGCAAGGTGGCAGTAGCAAGTAACAGCTTTCTCATATTGCCTCTCTTTCTAGCTAGAAAGCACCCGGTGTTCTTCCCACCCGCACCGGATAACGGGCTTTGGACACCTTATGATGCGAGCGGTGCATCAACAGGTGTGGAAACTTGCTTCTGCTTGCGCCGACGACGCGCGAGTACGCCGAGGCCAGCTAAGCCGCTGCCAAACAGCCATACGGCTGCTGGAATCGGCGTGACGATTTCCTGATTCGGAATCAAGAAGAATGAGTCCGGACCATCGCTCGCATTGCTGATGCGAGCGAAGAAGATCAACTGATCGCCAAGGACGAAGTCCGTGCCGAAGTTGAGGTCGAAGCCTTCCAAGATGAAGTCAGGAAAGCCGGTCCCGTTGTTCTGCGAGCCAATGTCTGCTGGCCCTTGAAACGATGCCAAGACCTTATGCTGCGTCAGGTTCAGGAGATAAAAACTTTCCAGAACCTGCGGTGTTTTACCGGCGTCGTTCACGTCGATGCCGACCTGAAAGGTCAGATTGACGCTGCCGTGAGCGGCGATGTAGTCGCGTAAGAATGAGCCATCATAGCCGATGCCGACCGTGTCTGCTCCGGGGTTGCCGCCTCCCGCCACATTGGTCGAGAAGTACAGAATGTCACTCATCGAGCCAGTGTTGTGGAAGTTGGTGTAGCCGAAGTCCGCTTGTTGCTGCGGCTGATTATCACCGCAGATAATGCACTGAATGTTCAGTGGTTGATTGCCGCTTGGCACTGTCGGAGACAGTGTCAATACGGTGCCAGTAGAGGTCCAGTTCTGACCGCCAAGCGTGACGGCCTGACCTGTCCCGCAACTCAAGAGCATGGCCATGCCCGTGAGCAGTCCGAGTTTCTTCATAGGGAGAATTCTCCTATTGTTGCCACGGGGACATAATGCCCCATTATTCGGCAGGTGTCATTTTACTTTTGGGCTTGGTCGAATAACGCGGCAATGCGTTGTTGCCACGGGATAAATTGCGGAGGGTCCACATCGAAATCCGCAATGGTCGGCCACATGGTCATGCTTTCGGCTCTCAGCATTCCATCATCGGTGCCGCCACCCGCCATCAGTGACGGGTAGAATACGGTAGGCCCACGAGCGGCCATTTCTGGCAGGACGGGCCTGCCGCTGTGATGGGCAGCGTTGCCGTTGGCGTCAGGGATTGGCTTCGGCAGCTTGAGACTGTTCTGCTTGCCCCACGTCGCGGGGCGGCTGACGACCGCTGCCGCGACGGAACGCGCGTGAGTGCTGCGCACGTTGACGTTATCCCAACACCGATTTGCTGTGTGCCAGTAGAGCCACTGGCCGGGATATTTCACCCTCGCCTGCTCGCGCGTCAGACAGGTTTCATTGACGTCCGCGCCGAAGGCATAGTCTATGGCGACCCACAGGAGAAATAAAAGACCCAAGCCGACTAACAGCACCATGATGATGACCGGCGGGGTGAACGCTCCGCTGTAGTTTTTCATGGACTATTCCTCCGGAAACGTGAAGTCAGGGTCTTTGCCGGGATAGATGATGTTCGGATCACGTTCTGATTTACCTTCACGCATCATACGGTTTTGTTCATTGCCGCGTACTGCCCGGAAATAATCCCTGATAAAATTCATCGTCGGGATTTTCATATTTTTATTTGGCAGTTTGTCGAGCGCCCCCATAACCTTGACTAATGCGCGGGTTTCCTTATCGGCCAACCCGCGCCGGATCAGTTTCGCTTCTTCGCGATCCTCAACCTCTATGGTCGCTCTCATTAATTCCCCCGTTCATGGCGTCAGCCAGCATGGCGAACATATTCGCGAGCGTGGCTTCCAGCTTGGCCGCGCGTGTTACCGCTTCATCGCGCTCACGCTGATGGCGCGCGAGGCGACCCTCCATTTCCAGTTCCTTGCTCTTGAAACCGGACTCAAGCATGTTGGTCAGACTGTTGAGCGAGTTAAGCTGGACGCTCATTTCCTCAATCTTCAGGTTGGCCTGATGCAGCTTGCGCTCGAGGTCATCACGTTCAGCCAACACCGTCTGGTACGTTGCCAATCCGGCTTCGACTTGTTTCTGGCGATGTTCAGGCAATGTCGGCTCCGCTATTTCAGGAGTGCCATTACCGCGCACGATTGATTTCGCGATAGGCGCTTTCCTCGGAATGGTGGCAGTCGGAATTTCATGTGTCATCTTATCCCCCTGTTCGTATCAAAGAAAAAGCAATCATCGCCAGCGTGGCCGCTGTGAAACACGCCAGCACGGCAACGACGCAGCTTGCCATTATCAGGTTACGCTCGTACCTCCGGTTTTCATCCCATTGCCGGTCAATGGCCAGCGGCGTTTCATCCGGTGGCGGCGGCATACCGCGCGACAGCCGCTCCGGTGTCCGCGTATAGGGCGGCGGATCAGTTTCAGAAAATGGTTCTGCCAGCGGCGGGCGCTCAGCCATTATGTTAGGTGGCGGCGGCGGCATCCGTGTTTCTTGCGATTCTGTCATAGACGCTCCAATGTGTTGCACTCTCGGTTAATACCCTCAGCAATTCAGCCTCACTCCTTTGATCTAAACAGCGGGCCGCTATGCCGCGCATCAGGGCATCAGCGTATTGCCCCAACAGCCAGCACAGCGCCTCTCTGCCTGCATCCGTCAGCATCGTGCCATTGGGCGCTCCCAACTGTGACCGCGCGAGCGGCTCATAGCGCACAAGCTTGCGCGCCACGAGCGACTCGCGTGTTTGATTTTCAATGGGCTGGTCCACGAACGGACGCAGGCCGTCGACGTGATCGACTAGAAAATCCCGCTGCAATTTACTTAGCTTTCTGATCATGTCCTCGAATGACGGTTGCATCATTAGGAAATCTCCTGATGTGTTTGGTGCGGTGCGGCTTGAAAGCAGCCTTGGGTTTGCGGTTGCTGGCGACGCGCTTGAGGTAGCGATGCTGCGATACGTCACTGCGGAGAGCGCCGTCGCCACGGACATAGGTCTTGATCCTGTGATCTTCGGCGATGCGATAAATTAGAAAGTTCGGATCATTTGCGGGCGGAATGTATCCGCCGATCTGGCCATCCCGTCGCATGATTTTGGTACGGTTTTCCAGCGCCGGGTCATGATCAAGATGGACCTTGGCCGTACCGAACAAGAATATAAGGCAAGAGCGCAGGCGCAGGTTCGCTGGCAGCTTAGGGTCAGGACGAAAACCCTTGGCGTCAGCCTGCCGCTCAGCGACCAGAGCGCGCACACTATAGGGAATGTAGGGGCGATATGCTCTCATGCCGTATCCTTCAGCTTGCGGATGGCGGCGGCGATCGCTTCCGGCGAAGGTGGTCTGTCATCCCATTCACGCCATCGTTCAGCAACTTCCGCACAGCGTTCGATGGTCACCAGCCGGTCGGCTTTGACCAGTTTCAGCATTTGCGGTTCGATTATCGGATTATCGGTGCCCATAATGCTCTCCGGTCATGTGCGCCTATACTCGCGCGTTGGTCGGCTGTGGCTCTTAACATCAGTCGGTGAAATCCACTTTCCAGTCGGCGTGAACCAGCCGCGCTTGAGGGCCGCGTTCATCAGGCCACCCCACGCATTCGGATGCTTGGGAACGCCGACCTTGGGCGTGATGTTGATGCGAATGTCCTCGGCGGTGCCGACCCATCCGCGAAACAATTTCTCCATTTCTGCCAAGGCGGCAATCCGCCATGCCTCATTGTGATCGAGGACTTGCGCGATGCCTGCATCACGCGCCTCACGCGCCTTCGTGCTATCGCGCGGCGGCGGCGGCGCACTGAACAGATCATCACCGAAGGCAGCATCAGACATTCTTCCCATCGGGATTCCTCCACGGATTAAGTCCCAACTGCTCCAACTGCTCCAACTGCTCCATGATCTGCAATTCACTCGGTGCGATCAGTTCCTTCATGGCATCAAACCAATCGTGCATCATAGTCTCTCTTAACTCGGGGGCGTGACCGGCGACCCACAGCGATACGAGGTCTGCCAGCACCGCCCCCTGAATGTCGGGACCAAGACCGGCTAGCAATGGCTGTATTTCTCTGGATGTTTTCAATGCTCTCATGGCGGCATTTTTGGAATCAAGTGTTGGCCCCACGCTCGCCCTCCTTTTCCAATTCACTGCGCTTCACGCCGATCACTTCACTCAAGCAATCGAGAACCGCCTGCGAACTTTTCTGAAACGTATCCTTGTCCATGCGCCTCATGCTCTGGCTCTTGGCGGTGTAGACCTTCACCACGTCACCTTTGAGCGTGACCACGGCAAAGCTGTCCATCGGCTTGATGAAGCTGGCCACCTTCACCGCTTCGGCTTCGCTGCCGCAGGCTATGGCGCGTTCATCATGGTAGCCGGTCTTGATAAGCGCCCATCGGCGCAGATGATCCGGTGTCGGGTATGTCTCGGCTTTTGCTTCCGGCAACTGCATCCACGCCTCACGCACCGCAGCGAAGTATCTGCGATGCGCCGAGCCCGATCGTTCCTCGATGACTTCCAGCCGGTAGACTTTGCCGAGTTCGAACTGCTTGCGCGCCAGCGGTAAATGGCGCGGCAACGGATGCATGGCATAATCATCGTACCAACGGAAATACAGCGGGGCGTTCATTTTGACTTCACATGATGCAGCGCGGTCATGATCGCAACGATGCGTTCATCGCCCGCGCAATTCTTGATTTCATCATCGGTGGGATTGCGAAAGGTCAGGTCATCCTTGGCAACCATCAGGTGTCCGCAGGCTATGCAGATCGACACGTCCCCCGGCTTTAGCTTTGCATTTTCATTATCGATGGCAGACGCCATATCGCTGACAAAACCGCAGTTCGGACATTCAGCCGGGGGCATTTCTATTCCTTCAGACAGGAAATGCGGTTTCATGCAGCCACCGCTTCTTCAGGATACGGATACAGCGTGTTCAACTTGGCCATCACATCATCAAGCTCATAGAGAAATTGGATGACGTGCTTTTCCATATCCTCGATCATGTTCATGTCACGCCGCACACGCTTCACGAACAACTGCATCCGTGGTTCAAGCCGTGGATCAAAGGAAACGTAATCGCACCACAGCCGGTCGGCGCAGGCCATCTGCCATTGCATCTGTACGATGTATTTGTGATCTATCTTCTGTGTGAGCAGAGTTTCGATATGCGTGGCCGTATACGGACACTTGATTTCAATGAGGCCATCGTCACTGACCAGACCGTCAGGGCTGCATCCGCTCAGCGGGATTGTCGGATGGTTCACGAAGCCGACCTCCTTCACGTCCACGTCCAGCAACAGTGAATAGACGCGCCGCGCATCAGGCTCTTTTTCCAATCCCCAACGCATGGCGTCATTCACGTAGGAAGCGGCTGGCGTTTTGGTGAACCGCTCGGCCACCTTCTCCGCCATGTAGTTTGCACGGCTGGCCAACCAGTTACCGGTCGTAGAGCTTTTGGCCATGAGCGCGACGATGCCGGATGCAGTGACCCGACCGCAGCGATAGTCGAGCCATTCCTGCGACCCTTGAATGAGATCCTCACTTTGCATCGGTATTCTCCTTCAGCTTGGCCCGTGCCGCCTTCAGCTTCAGGAGCGCATTGGCTTCAGCCAAGCGAGCGACCGGCAAATCCTTCATGGATGGAATGTTCATGGATTCGCAGAACCGGCGCTTATCGGCCCCGACTTCATCAGCCAGCGCGATCAGTTCTTCCAGTTGCTTCTGGTCGATGACTTCAACGCCATCAGTGTCGCGTTCTTCCGGCGCTTCACTTATCAGATTGAGCAACTGCACGGTGTTGTAGCGTTTACCGTAACTCGTAGAACTGCCGTATCCCTGCACGTTGTTCTTGGAGCCGCTGGTTTCCAACGGCAGCGGGATGACGCTTTCTCTCTGATGCCCCTTGTCGTGCATGAGCGTCGACCTGACGATCACGCGCCCATCGGCTGATGCTTCATTGCTATGCAAAAGTGCGAAGTGATGCTCCTGTAAAATCGGCTTGACGGTTTTCCAGATCACGTTGTAGGTCGCATAGGGCGTCGCCTGCATGATGCGTCCGGTGCGCTCGCCGCCAACCTTTTCACGTATCTCGATACGGCCCGTGGCGTCGATGACGGGGAGCTCACCGGACATTTTGATGTAATCGGCTGTGAAGGCCATGCGGGCTTCTTCAGCCATTATTTCCTTTTGCATATCGAGCAGGGCGCGCATCTTGTCCGGCATCACGGCTGGATCAGCCGCAGCGTGGGCGATGATGCTGAGAATGTTCGTGGGATGCTCGCGCACCGCGACTGATTTGGCGCGCGGTATCTTCACCACGCGAGCGGTTCTTGTCGCCATTGGATTCTCCATTTCTTGAATGACGTAACCACGGGCATAATAGCCTATGGCAGCGAGACTTCTAGCGGAAATATTGCCTCGTCAACAGGGCGCAGGCGCGGTCAATGGTGCGGTCAATGTGACGGAGAAAGGTTAACGGCGGGTAGCGCCACACCGCGCAGAAGTAAATCACGTAAACAATGCAGGCTACCGCGTATATCCAACCCTCATTCAATATCACTGCCTGCCCAAGTGCATCATGAAGTTCATGCCGTTCTTTTTGATGTTAGTGATTTTCTTGCATTCTTCGCAAGTGCCGGTTTCGTAGAAAATGTCCGGCGTGTCCATCGTCTGCTTGGCACCGCAATGCTCGCAGTTGAATTGCTGGTAGATGTGAACGTGCGGAGAAGCCTTCATCTTGGCGTCGGCATCAGCCATGACCTTGTCCCACGGAAAGACCCTCATGACCGCAGCCCTTTCTCTATCTGAAGGATTTTACGCTCGATCACCTCAGTACGCGCGGCCAAACGCTGTATATCACCGGCAATGGTCTGCGCGGCGGCGCGTACCTTATCGATCTCTGACATGAGGCGGCTGGCGTCTGCGCCCTTTTCCTTGACCTGTCCATTGATCAGACGGGCCTCGGATATCAGCGCGGCGATTTCAGGATTGACCCCAAGCGGGCCGAAGTTTTCTTCGCGGATTTGCTTGACCCATTCCGGCATAACACCGAGGTCTTTTGCCACCGCAGTATCAGACCATGATGCCGAGTAGCCGGTCTGCTCATCCACGTAGACGTCATTTAACTTAGCGAAGATGATGCGGCGATCTTCCTTGGTCAGTTCACGCGCCTTGCCTTCATCCGCGACAACATGCAATTGCGGCTTTGGTCGCTCGGCGGCATAGCATTCAGGACAACGATGGTCCTTAATGCGGTTGCCTATGAGCCAGCCGGACTGCTCGAACTTACGAGTGGCGATACGGTTCTGCTGATCTTCCTTCTGGCCGTGCGCCAGTTGGTTCATTGGTATCTTGTGAACTTTTCCGCACTTACCGCAATCGATGCGTAGGCCGCGCGATGGCTTACCGCCGTACTCAACTTGGCATGGTTCGAATAGCTGCGTTGCTGACATAGCACTGCTCCAATTTTGATGAAGTTACAGTGCGGACATAATACCCCCACGTCCAAATATCGCCAGCACAGATTTTACTCGGCTGTGAAAAAGCCGGGGCAGCGATGATGCCCCGGCTCTCAACGTAACGCCTTATGCGGCGTCGCGCTTGATCTCTGCCAACAGAGACTTCGCCTTACGGACGACGTACTCAAAGTCGTCGCAAAGATCATTCATACGCGCCCTCGCACTGAGCGAGCGCGTCGCCGTGGCGGCGATACGCAGTGCCGCTGCCTCATTGCTCAGCATCGTGGCAGCGTGTTGCGTTGTCGCCATAGCACCATTATTTAGATGGACCTTAGCTTCTGGATTGCTGTCCAGCTCATAGTGGCCGTCGCGATCAACCAGCAAGGCAAAGAGCCGGTTCTTGTCTCTACGGCCAGCCATCCCGCGCTTGATATGCGGGACGCTCCATCCATACTCCGCCGAGTTGCGGCGCAAATGCGTGAGTGCGTTGCTCACGTCACCAATGCTTATGTGCCACCGCTTGGCGGAGTTAATCTTCTTCATCAACTCATAATAACTCGTGGCAGGCAGCGCATCGAACATCGCTTCAATGATCTGGTCCCGCCACGTTTGGATTTTATCAGGCATACAATGCCCTCCGTTATGCTCAAGCGACCGCATGTAAATGCGAGCGCTTATTAGTCTGGTTGCGATTGAGCTTCGCAGCCAGCTTCCGGAAGTTTTCAGCGATTTCCAGAAGTTCTTCGACGCTGCCGGTGATGAACGCCTTCGACAGGTCATCAATGTGCGGGCTGATTTCCTTATCCATGCGCTTGACTAATGCCAGCGCCTCCGAACTGTCAGCCATGAACTTAGACTTGATCACCAACAGCGGAGTATCTTCCGGCTTCGGTGCGATACGTTTAGACGGATCGCGTTGCGGCGCGCCCTTCAGTTTACGAGCGCGTTCGCGATTACGTTCGGCGGCTTTTCTGTCACCCTTGGCCTCAGCGCGAACAGCCGCTTTTTCGGCTCTGATCGAAAGACCCTTACGCTTGGCGCGGTGATCCGCATCCATGCCGTTCATCACTTGCTGGACAAACCGCTTGGAGACACCCTTACGGCCCTGCGCTTTAGCGGCGGCAATTACCGCCTGAAGGACCTCAGACGATCCAGCGACGTAGTGAGCGGTCCACGATACAGCGTAAACCCGGTTTACGGGATTGAATGCCAGAGCAGTCCCACGGAGCATCCCCATATACTGCGGGGTATATTGAGGGTATCCGTGCTCACTCAGTTCTTCGGAAACCTCCGCCAGCTTCGCGTCTCTGCCGCCGATCTCAATCAGGTAGTCGCCCATATCCCAAAGTGCGCTCTCACCTTTCTTGGCGATGGCCAGCGCCCTAGGGTGCTTGAGTTCGTTGCTCATTGCGTCAGTCCCTTTCCGATTTGTTGAATAGGGCAGCATACCCCCGGCGATGGAGCGCGCCATCAGTTTATTTGCTCGATGTTACGTGATTCGCGGATAGTCGCTCGCTCGTGTGCGTCAGCACCACTGACCGACTTTCCACTGAATTGTGCACAGCGCGCACAGGTGATTTTGTTTCCGGCAACTCTGCGCGTACCGTGCACAGTCCCGATTTCCCGTTCAGCGTTTTACCGGACAACTGATCGCTCCAATGGAGGGGGCCAACCTATGTCTATACGCGCAATGACATGGGCCTTTGACGCCGTGGTCGGTGAACCAAAGGCCAAGATCGTGCTGATCGCTCTGGCAGATAGTGCCGACGATGAAACCGGACGGTGCTGGCCGTCACTCGGTAACATTGGCAGGCGGTGCGAATTATCCGAATCGTCCGTTAAGCGGGCGATCCGGTATTTGGTGGCGAGCAATTTCCTGAAGCGTGAGGATCGCTACCGGGATAACGGCAGTCAGGCGTCCAGCATGTTCACGGTGTTGGTAGGAGGGGGGGTGTCTTCTAATGGACACCCCGGGGGGGGTCTAATAGACCCCCGGGTCACTACAGACCCCCCCGGGGGGTCACTGCTGACCCCCCTTGAACCCTCAATAGAACCCTCAGTTAGTAATAGTAGGAGGGGGGCGGCACCAAAAACTGTTTTGCCGTCCGGTTGGTCGGTTTCCCCTGAACTCATGAGTTACGGTAAATCGCGCGGCCTGACCGAGCAGCAAGTCCTTGATGCTGCTGAAACGCTGAAGAGTTGGGCCGATGAAAACTCCGACAGGCCGATAGGTCGTAAGCGCAACTGGTCCCGTGCGTTCGAGGGCTGGCTGCGCCGTGAAGCAGAACGCGCCAGATCAAATGGAGCCAACTATGGACAAGGAAGACCAAGAGCATTTCAGGACGATAGCCGCAGCGTCAGCCGTGCCGCTGCGCGCCTCGCAGAAGCCGCCAGCCGTGGAGAGTTCAGCTTCGGGCCGGTCCCCACAGGACGACCTTCAGAAAGCGAAACAGATTTTCTCCTGTTACCGAAAAGATGAGGTTCACGATCCTGAAATGTATGCTGCCGCTGTGGCGGCAGTGCTGTCCCGGTACCCGCCGTTTGTTACCGACTATGTTGCTGATCCGCGCGTAGGCATCGCCAGCAGGTCCAAGTTTCTGCCATCGGTTGCCGAGATATGCGAAGCATGTGAGATAAGGGCGGGGGAGCATCAGCAGTCTATCGAGCGCGAGCGGCGTATCAGGAAGCAGTTCGCGGAACGTGAGGCTGACGGTCCCCCAACAGAAAGGCTGAAAGCTATGGGCCGCGCATGGCTTGACAGAACCGATACTCAGGCGCGGCAATTATCAGGGGAGACTTCGAATGGGAAAGCGGCCAAGAAAATCTACACCGAAGCCGAAAAAGCAGCGTTCATCGAAAGCGCCAAGAAAGCCGGTCAAGAAATCAGCGGATTGACCTTGCGTCCGGAGACAATTGCGACATTGGCTCCGAAGCCTGAATAGGTTAGGTTCCTCCCGGCTCCTGAGTTTCAGGGAACGTCGTGGTCAGTAGACATGGGTGCGACGGTGATTTTTCAGGAGCCACAGTGCGGGCCGTGTGTTGACTCCATTTCGCACGGCCCGCCATTGCCTTAGAAGGAGAACGGCTTGGCGAAAGCGACGGCTGCGGTTTCCAAAACCGCTTGGCCTGCCGAAGTGGTCGAGAAATGGGCGCTTGAAAAGATCAAGCCATACGACCGCAATGCCCGCGAGCATCCAGACGTACAGGTGGAATTACTCTCCAAGCTGATGCTCAAGCATGGCGTCGACCAGCCCATCGTGGTCGATGAGGGCGGCGTCATCCTCAAGGGTCACGGCAGGCGATTGGCGGCACTCAAGGCAGGCTTCACGGAATTCCCCGTGGTCGTTCACCGGGGGCTTTCAGAAGCTGACAAGCGCGGGCTGCGGATATCCGATAACAAGGTTGCCTTGCTCGCTGGTTGGGATGAGGCGCTGCTCCGTCTGGAAATAGACGATCTGAAACTCAACGGCTTCGATATCCCCGACCTCGGATTTGACGACAAGGAATTGATGCTGCTCAACCCCGGCGGTTTCCTAGCGGATATCATCGGCGCTGACGTGAAGGAAAGCAGTGCGGTGGTGCCGGGGGCGCGCGGGGTGTCCTTGAAATTTGATATGATGCCAGCCGACCGGGACAAGGTGATCGCATGGCTGGCCACCGAGCGCGATAACCGGAAATTGCGCACCACAGCCGAGGCACTGATTGCAATAGCCGACGAGTACGGGAGGAAGGCTTGAAGGACGCGACCATCATGGACCTGAAGCATGGCCTCATGGCCGACTTCAGCGACGAGGAATTTCCCTGCGCGGTGTACGGCGTCATCGGCTCTGACATTGCCGGAATGTCGGTCGGCGCTATGGGGACCGCCTACGGCTTTGTCATGAGCGGACAGATCGAAGTGGTCGGTGCCGGACACGGCGGCTCGTTCGTCACGCCCGTTCGCCAGTATGAATACTTCTCCGCGCCGGGAAAGAACGGCATCAAGATTTTCGCCAGCAAGGACGCGATGGCGTTCTTCGTCTACCGCTTGGGATTTATGGGCCTGCGCCACTTGGGCGGTCCCGTAGAAGACGTGGGCCGGTTGCGGTACATCGACGGATGTAGTGACACCTTACTCATCGCGCCGCCGCTCAAGGGCGATCCGTGTTTCAACCTGTTGCACTTTCCGCAAGGCATCACGCAAACCAAGCATACGCATCCGACCGTGCGGGCCGGACTGATCCACGGTGGTCGCGGAAAATGCATCACGGCTGACAGCACCGAGGATCTCACTCCCGGTCGCGTGTTCATCCTAGCGCCCGATGCGATCCATGCCTTCGTGACGGACGGCAGCGGCATGGACCTAACTGTGTTTCATCCGGACACCGACTTCGGCCCGACGCACGAGAACCATCCCATGCTGAATAGAACAATCGTCGAGGGCGTCAGCGCCAAGGACATTGATGAAATCCGGACCAAGGAAATCCGGCAGTAGGCATGAAGGAAACAGTTACCGTAACCGATGAGGGCTTTTCCGGCGACGATCTGGTTGCTCCGGATATCGATCGCGCGTCGCTCTCCACCGGAAAGATCGCCAAGAAAAAAGCCATCGACAAGAACGTACTTGATCTGGCGCGCGAGCGCGTGGACGAGGCGTTCAAATTGTTCGACACGGTGGCGGTGTCCTTCAGCGGCGGCAAGGACTCGACGGTCTGTCTCCATCTGGCTCTGGATGCGGCGCAGGCCAGAGGCAAGAACCTCATCGTGTTTCACTACGACGAGGAAGCCATCCCATACGAAACAGAGGATTACGTTCGCCGGGTCGCCGCCATGCCGGGGCTCGAGTTGCGCTGGTACTGTCTGCCGATCCAGCACCGCAACGCCTGCACCCGCAAGCAGCCCTATTGGTATCCGTGGGCTCCGGAGGACGAGGCTAAGTGGGTTCGTCCGTTACCGCCCGAGGCCATCACGTTCGATCAGGTCGAGGGCTTCCCCGCTGAACGAGAGAAGCGCCCGACCATGCCGGACAGTGTCCCGCTTCTGTTTGAAAAACTTCAGTACGGCAGGACCGCGATGGTCATGGGCATTCGCGCTGACGAGAGCCTGACGCGGACGCGCGCCATCCTCATGCGCCACTCCGATACGCGACCATATATCCGCCCGTGGGCGGAGAATCTGGTCAAGGTCTATCCGATCTACGATTGGTCGACGGCTGACGTCTGGACCGCGCCTAAGCTGTTCGGTTGGGATCACAACGCGGCCTATGACGTGATGGAAGCGGCGGGCATCAGCCATAACGATCAACGCTGCGCGCCGCCCTACGGCGAGGAACCGATGCGCGGACTGTGGACGTTCGCCATCTGCTTCCCCGAGATTTGGGACAAGATGAGCAACCGCGTCCCCGGCGCGGCCACCGCAGCGCGGTATTCGCAGACCGAGCTCTACGCCTACGGCGGCGTCCCCGATAAACCGGCTGGCATGTCGTGGCCAGCGTTCATCCGGCAGTGGATCGAGAAGCACCCGCAACCGTATCGCGGAGAGATTGCCGCTCGGGTGAAACGCTGGATCGACGGCCACCATGATAAGACCAAAGACTTCATCGCGCCGCGCGCCCCGCATCCGATCACCGGGATCTCATGGCAATTCCTTCTGGTCATCGCCATGCGCGGCGACTACAAGGACCGCAAGCAACCGGGAATGCACGGCCTGACCGTGGCCAAGGCGCGCGAGCGGTACGAGAAGGAAATGGCAGTGACGCCGGTATCGGAGTTGGTGGCATGACTGATAGACCTACTTACATCGTGCACTTACGACCGGGGCCTAATGTCGACGGCATCCACGCCCTGCGCGCCGGACTGAAGACGCTGCTCCGTCGCCACCGGCTGCACTGCATCTACGTTTCGGAGGTACCCGATGGACAGAACTCAGCCCGTGTCATCCGTAGAATGGACCGATCCAAAAACGCTCCGCGCAAATTTCTACAATCCAAATCACGTAGCGCCGCCTGAACTGGAATTGCTCAAGCTGTCGATCTTGGAGGATGGCTGGACGCAACCAATCGTGGCGCGCGAAGATGGCGAGATTGTCGATGGCTATCATCGCTTCTATCTGGCCACCCATGACCGGGAAGTGGCGGCGCTCACCAAAGGAATGGTGCCGGTGGTTCGCCTCACTCCGCGCAGTAACGCCGATCAGATGATGAGCACCATCCGGCATAATCGCGCACGGGGAACGCACGGTGTCCTCAAAATGGCGGATATCGTCCGTAGGCTGTCAGTTGAATTCAAGCTGCCGGAATCCGAAATCATGAAGCGGCTTGGCATGGAGGACGAGGAAGTGGAACGGTTGCTCGACACGGGCGGGATGCTGAAGCGCGGCAGCGCCGAGGGTTTCGCAAACGGTTGGGTACCGAGTGAATTGGAGAAATGACAATGGACCCGAAGAAGCAAGTGCAAGACCTTGATGACATCATCGAGCAGCCGACCGATGCCGACCTCGAACAGGCGGCGGATGCCGATGCCTGCACCAACCGGGCGGCACCGTCCAAGGCCGACGCCCCGGTCGGAAGCGGCTGTTAGACAGGCATTTTTTAGACGTGAAAACCCCTGTCCGACAGGGGTCACAGGACGGGCTTTTCGGGGGCCTAGAAATGGCCGCTCGGTGGCTTCCCGGTGGCGGGGGTAGGCCACCCTAGCGCCCCCATCCATACCCCCACGGAAAACCCGGTTTCTGGCCAGTCGTATAGGGTGTCCCCGGATAGCCCTATCCCACAGGTCCCCGGCAGAGCGGTCTCGCCGGGGGGCCGGTCAGGCACAAAAAAATCCGCCGCACGGGCGCGCGGCCCATGCGGCGGAGTTTGGGTAGTCGGGGTTACTCGGTTTTGTATGCGGCGTCCTCACCGCGCCCGTCAATCACGATCTTCAGCTTGTGGATTTTCTCAGCCACGTCCGTGACGAAGCGGTTCACGCGCTTCACCGGGTTCGGGCAGCTTCCCCACTTGGCCGCGTCGATGATCGCCTTGGCCGTGGTGCCTTTCTTCAGCATGGCGAGAACCGCGCTGGTGATTTCCGGGGTGAACGCGCCCTTGCGTCCGGTGCCGTTTGCTTTCGCCTTGCCGTTCGTCTTTGCCGCCTTGGCGGTCTTTGCCTTCGCACTCATGTCACTCTCCATTTTTTCAGGGTTTGCATCTGCCCGCAGAAACATTTTGTCGTTTCGTGCGGGATCGACTTTCATGGACCGCCGGTATTGATCCGGCAGTTTCTCCATCCCGCTCTTTTCACGCAGACCGTTGATGCGGGCGAACTCCGCGGTCTGTTTCTCTTCAAGCAATGCCAGCGCGGCTTTGCGTTTATCCGCCTTCTCGGCGTGACGCCTTGCCAGCATGGCATTGCCTTCTTGCGTGGACATGCCCTTGGGGATACGCGGGTCACGCCGCTCATCCTGTGTCATGCGCGCCGCTGCGATCTTTTCCTCCACCTTCGCCTTGGCGGCGGGGTCGAGGGACGGCGGGGTGCAGATACGGCACAGGGCCTTCGGTACGCCACCCTCGGCGCTGTGGTCGAGGGTGCACTGTGGCTTTGCGTGGGCCACGAGTTTGTCGGCAATCACCTTGCCGGTAGATTTTTTCTTAGTCTCAGGTTTTGCTTTCATCAAGTTTCTCCATTTGCGCGCCCTAGGGCGCGACACTTATGTCGCATATTGATCGCCGCCTGTAAAATCAGGCAAGCGGCGGGTCGTCTATTTGCTGATACACAAAGGCACCGGCAGCGGTGAGCCAGCCGATGGCGGCGAGGTCGGGCTGGTTGCCGGTGATCCACCAGAGCAGACACGCGGCCACCATCATGAGTACGCCGACATAGGCAGCGCGAACTGCCTGCACGATCAGTACGCCCCACCACGGCAGCAAAATCCGCCGTGGTTCGGTTTGCTTTTTCATGTTGTCACCATGAAGCGCGGTAGTAGACGGTGCGGCTTTCTTTCAGTTGCTGCACGGCCTCGATGTCGACCTTCTGGATCGCCATGCCGCCGCCAATCGGCACCGCCGGCTCACTCAGCGGATTGAACACCGCTACACCTTCCAGCCACTTGATGGCCTTCAGGAAAATATCGATGCTCTCTTCATCCTCACTGCCGTCGCTTGAGCCGAAGAAGAAGCCGGTGGTTTCCGGCAACGCCTTGTCCTGTATCGCGGCGACGATCTGGATCATGTTCTCGGCGGTCAGCGGAATGTCTTGGCAGAGATCCTTACCGCCAGCGAAATGCTGCACGATGTAGCCGTGCAGGTTCGGATGCTTGCGCCAGTAGCCAAGTTCTATTTCAACTTCGCGAAGCCGGTAGCCGTCGCGTCTTTCCTCTTTCCAGAGAAACGCGCGGCCATTCAGATACATATCGAGTCCCATGTTCAGTCTCCATTTTTACAGGGATCGTTGACGCAGGCCCGGTGCGTCGCCGGTAGTCTCGTAGTTCACGTCCCGGTTTGTGAAGCCAACGGGAAACCGGAACGTGGGGTCTTTCACCGCGTACAGATGATACTTGTTCGACGTATCAACCAAGCGGCTCTCGGCGGGATAGAGTTCGATGGCTTCGCACTCAGGCCCGATGAGTTCGTTTTTGATCTGCTGGAAATGTCGCCAGTCTCGCATGATCGGTCCACCATCGCGGCGGCGGATATTGATATGAAAGACGTTGTCTCCGCAGTCGCGTAACTGCACCTGATAGATATCATTGCGCCAATAGGTACAGCCCTCATCATATTTTTCCAGCGCGGCAATCGCTTCTTCACGCGTTGAATTATAGAAGCGCATGTGTTCGGCGATGACCGGCTCAGGTTGTGGCCCGTACACGAATGCCTCGCGCAGCGGTTGCCATTTGTAGCGCGGTTGCTTGAGCAGGCCGGTCATGGCGTCACCTTCACATGCTTAGGCAACACCACGACTTCTTCCTCACCGCGCCCGTTGAAGAACGCGAGAACGTGCCGCTTCTCGACGGTGGCATCGATCACGGTTGGCTTATCGGTTTTCATTGCCAGCCGGTGCGCGAACCAGACCGCCCGTTCCTTGTCGCGTGTCCACGACAGGCCGATGCGGTTGTGTCTTGGGTTCTTGATGCCCCGGTGGATCGTCACCGTATCCGGCATACAGTTGTAGACGGTGCGCTCATTGGCATCCATCGTCAGGCGCGGATCAGGCATCTTGGTCCAGATGTGAATCCACGTCTTTTTATGCTGCCAGATATTCTCGCTATCGACCCACACGTTGGCCACGAGCGATGGATCATCGCAGCCAAGATGCATCGCCTTGAGCAAGGCGGGCACTCGGTAGGGCCGCTCATGCACGAACACATAAGTGGTCCACTTTTTATTATCCAACGCGCGCTGCCGTTCCTCAACCTTGGCGGCATAGCGGGCGTTGACCAGCCCGCACCGATCCGGGTCATAGAACAGTTCAATAATCAGCGGGTGGTGGATGACCTGCCCAAGTCCGCGCAGGCTATCGTTCACGTAGGGGCGGAGTTCATTGCACAGCGGCTCCTGCCGTGACACCAGCTCCATGAATTCAGATTGCGTTTTCATGATATGCCTCCGCGAATCGGCTAACCGGCATAGGATCAATCGATTTAGCCGGGGTGTAGATGATGTTCAGCGCATAGAGCGTGACGTAGATCATCATCGCTCCCATGATCACGCTCCATGTTGCCACGGCAGCGCACTCAAATAGTTTGCTCATCAGTCTCATTGTCGTTCTCCATTTTCATCAGGGTTTCAAAGTTTCAGGGAAAGTGGCGCGGCCACACGGCTGAGGTATGAGTACCGTGCGCCGCGCCTGCGGGTGTTGTTAGCGGACACCGCCCGCTGGTCCGGCATGGCGGTCTACCAAAGCGCCATGTCTTAGAGATCGAGGATGGATGACCGTCAGTGATCGGGGTTTAATTCTCCAACCATCCCCTAACGCTACCGGCTCGGACTCCGGCTTGCGTGTTCTAGCTTTCACTCTCGATTGGCTCATCGCAGATATAGTTCGGGTTCGTCAGCACGTCGCGACGATATCTGCCGAGCGTTTTCTTGATGCACTTAACGCAGACGCGCGCCAGCGGTATGCCGCGCGCATCATGTTTCCACCGTGACGGCAGGCCAGAGCCGCATGGACACGGGCGGGTCATCCCTTGTGATCGTGCCATGTATGGCCTCCATCATGTGAGTGCGCGCCTTGGCCGACGACCTGCCGATTGATCGACCGGCCTGCCATCATTTCGGCCTGCGCGATCTTTGCCTTGGTCAGTGCCGAGCCTGACACCATCAGTCTGCGGTAGGCGCAGGCGTCAGTGACTTTGTTACGCTCGGCATCGCCCCATGCGCTGAAGGCGACGGCCCCTTGCGGGCTGACCTTCACGCGCACTTGGCCGGATGCGATCAGCTTGTCGAGAACGCTGACCGATTTCTTCACTTCCTCCTTGCGCTGAGAAATCGTCTGGTTCGGCGCGAGGGCTGAGTCACATGGCATTTTGATTTCTCCATCTTTTGTTAGCTGCATCACGCATCGCTTTTCGATACGCGGGTTTCAGATTGAAGCTGTAGTCACGCTCACGTTTATTTACTTTCTGTTGATCGACCGTTGCCCATCGACAATTGCTAGGCGTGTAGCCGCCAGAATTATTGATGCGGTCGAGGCTGTAGAGAGAGCGCGCCCCTCTGTTTCCATCAGGGCGCGGTCCCATGTCAGCGAGAAAATGTGCAAACACCGTCCAGCGTTTGCACACCTTGATCCCCCTGCCGCCGTAATTTTTCCACCTAGGATTTTGTGGATTGTTGCAGCGGGATTTCATGGACAGCCACGCCCAATATGTCGGCGTGTTGCTCATGCCGTGGATTTTTCTCGCGGCCATCATCACTCCATTTCAATAGCGCGGGCCTTGTCACGGGTGCGCTTCACGGGTTTTGTTTCGGGTGCGAGATCGATGGCGCGGGCCGCAGCCTGCGGCTTAGCCACCTGAGTGTTTGCGGTATCCAGATCGAGGAATGCGGTGCGGGCATCGGCCAACTGGCGGATGGTGCCACGGTCGATTTCCTGCGCTGCCTGTTCGCCTGCCTTGACGATTTTCTTGGCAGCGGCGCGGGCCTTATCGATGGCGTCGGTGATCCGCTCCTGTGCCGCAGGCGTCAGCATCTTGCCGATGCTGCGCGCCCGCATGGCGGCATCGCGCACTGCCGCCACGTCCAGCTTCGAGATACCATCTTCCATTTCCTTCAGAAGATCGCGTACCTCACTGTTGATCGCGCGCACTGCTTCCACGTCATCAGGGGCGATGCGGCCACAGAAAACATAGACTTCAACGCGCGTGAACTTGGCCTTGCGGTTGAACTCAGCCGCGATGGCGCGAGCCTCCTTGGTCGCCGCCGCCAAATCCTTTTCTTGAGACTCGGGGCAGAGCAGGCCGAAAGCTGACACCGCGCAGATTTTGCGGATCAGCATACGGACCTGAGAGCGCGTCTTGATAGCCGCCTCATGTTCGGCGGCATCCTCGATTTCCCGTTTGGTTTCCCAACGGGCGGTCCGCTTCCCCTCTTTAGTGAGGCGGTCGCTTTCCAGAACTTTCTTCTGGTAGCTGACGTTGCCGACCACGGAGGTTTTCAGCGAAACCAGCAGGCCGGGACGAAGTGTGCTTACTGCCAAATCCAAAGTCATCGTACTCTCCATTTTCCAAGATTGTGATTTCAGGTAAAACCGTGCACGGGTTGGCCGTGCACGGCATCATGGTCAGATATCCAGCTTGCGGATTTTCTTTTCCGGTGCGGATTCCGTGACGCTGCTTGCAGCGCGGGCATTGATCTTGCCCCACTCGCGCAGTGCCACGATTTTCTTCTCAGCCGTCTTGCTCAACGGCACGACCGTCTTGGCCGCAGCGACCAGATCGGCGGTCGAGATTTCACGCTCGCCGTCACCGAATGCGGCATAGAGTGCATCCGGTACCAATGCGGCGATTTCAGCACCGCTGAAACCGATGCACTCATCGGCCACGCGGGCATGATCGACTTCGATCCTGCCGCGCCCATGCGAACGCAGCGCCGCATTGAGAACGGCCTTGCGCTCAGTCTCATTCGGCAGATCGACGAAGAACACTTCATCGAACCGGCCCTTGCGGAGCAACTCGGGCGGCAGAGCCGTCACGTCATTCGCCGTAGCGATGACAAACGCCTCGCCCTGCCGCTCTTGCATCCATGACAGGAACGAACCGAGAGCGTCGGCAGACACGCCACCATCGGATGAACCGCTGGTCGCGCCTTGCAAATCTTTCTCGATTTCGTCCACCCATACGACGCACTTGCCGACCGCCTCGATGGTCTTGTAAGCGCGGCGGATGGTCTGCTCGCTCTCGCCCACGAACTTCGACTTCATGGCTCCGAAGTTGAAGCGCAACAGCGGGCATTGCCAAGCCGTGGCGGTTGCCTTGGCCGTCAGCGTCTTGCCGGTGCCGGGAGGGCCGACAACCAGCAGGCCCTTGGGCGCAGGCAGGCCGTAGGCACGAGCCTTCGGGCTGAATGCAACGCTGCGGCCCGTCAGCCACGTTTTGATGACGTCCAATCCGCCGACCGCATCCAAGCCGCCGGGAATCGGGTCATACCATTCCAGCACTTTCTCACGGGCGATGACCCGTTTCTTCTCATTGGCAACCAGCGCCGGATCAACGCGGCGAAGCTGCACAAGCGAGCGCGCGTAGCAAGCCTGCGCTTCTTCACCGCTCAGTCCGATGGCCGCATCGATGGCGGCTTCACGGTTGCCGTTCGGTGCTGCCGTTTTCTGCAACTCCTCAGGCAGCGATTCAATGGCCGCATCGAGAATGTCGGCAATCTCGGCACGGTCGGGCAGCGGCCACTCCACCATCACGGCCTGACCGACCAGCTCTGGCGGAATTTCACCAGACGCGGTCAGGATAATGATGGCCTGCGCGGCATCGCGTTTGGTCGCGGGCAGGGAGCGCGCGAGATTACGCAACTGGCGCAGCACGGTCGCGCCCATCGGGCCATTCAGCCACACGGGCAGATCGCGCATGATCCAGACGCAGCGCATCGGGCGGGAAGAATTCGCCGCCTCATTGATCGCGGCCAGAACCTCAGCCGGTTCATTGCTGGCCAGCGGCGCGATCTTGCCGTCCATTTCGCAGACGCCCTGTGCCACGTCCCAAGTGCGGGCCATGTATCCAGCGGCGGCAGCGGCTTCCACGAGATAACGTTCGACGCGCGCTTCCTCTTTGGTGTTGATCCAGATCACCGAGTTGCGCGCACGAAGCAGTGCTGCGACGTTAGCGGCTTCGTTCTGGCTCTTGGTCATGGTATTGTCAGTCATTGGTATCTCCATTTTGCGCCGCTCATGGGCGCGATGTTTTCAGGGAAATTTCAGGGAAAAGTCAGTGACAGTGTGAAGTAGTCGTGCCGTGCGCGTGGCACTTTTTCATCTTGTCACCGTGCGCGGGTGCCGTGCTGACCATCACGAACGTGAGAAAGGTCACGGCTAGAACGAGCATCAACTTATGCATGACGTACCTCATTTGGGTTTTGGGTTGAACGAATCATGTGAACCACGTTGGCGTCGGTCAGAAAAAGCACGAGGCGTGTCTTGTCCGCGCCAGCGAGGTCAGAAATATGCCGCGCAACGCGCGCGGCATCCTCAGGTGTCAGGTCATCGCGTATGAAGCGGCGCTCGCCGTCCACGTAGCCGGTGAGTTTCATGCGCGTCGCTCCGTGATATCGTGAATAACCGCGACGCAGTCGGCGTACATCTTCTCCACACGGTCGATGAAATTCCGCGCAGTGGTGAGGCCGCGAAACGTGCGGACCTCAGTCACGATGTTGCGGCGGTCATAGACGTAAACTTGAACGTACATGGTAGGCTCCATTTTCTCAGAGGTTTGGGTTGTGAAGTCACGGTCGTGAACTTCGGAGACAGGCACCACTGCGGATGCCTGCCCGAAATTCAGTTCTCAGTTGCTTGCGCCATGCTCGTTGCCAAGATCAACTCGCTACTGCGGTGCGTCTTGGGTCGTAGTGTGCGGCGTTAGGTTTGGTGTTGCATCGAACGCGCTCGCTTTATCTTTTCAGGGAGCCAGTGCGTCGCTGCGGAAGGGTGAGGTCGTTTGCGGTCATGCTCGCTACTGCGGATGTGCCGCCTCCCGAATCATGCTTGCTACTGCAGATGTGTTCGGCATTTCATCGAGCGTCTCGCTACTGCGGCTCGCTCGGTAGTCGTGCTT